TTTTTTAGCAAACTCTTGCACCCACATTTCTGTAATAAATACTGTATAATTTGTTAAATCAAACCCCATCTCAACTAATAAATTATGTGCTGTGGCTCCTATGTAGTCTTGTAATTTTTTAAATTTAGGATCACCTATTAAAGATGTTGAATGAAACACATGACCCATGTCTCCTTTGTTTCCAAACTTTTTATTTCGTTTGTCTATAGACTCTTTTAAATTTTTCTTCGATGCTTCAATATAAGAATCTGACGCATTATTTAATTCATTAACAAACCCTGGTTCATCGCCATACCATATTGGACAAGGAAATATATCTTCTCTATTCAATTGTTTTGGAAACATTAACTCTTGTTTAATTGTTTTTATTTTTTTCTTCTTCATTTAAATGGCCATCCTAAGTTCCATATTACCAAACTGTTTCTTTCGCCTTTTTTAACTGGACATACTCTATGCCACACAAAAGAGGGAAAAACAACTAAAGATCCTTTAGGTAATATCTCTTTACATTTTACTAGTTTTTTTGGTTTGTCTGGATCTAAATTTCTAAAATCAAATTCTAACTCACCGCCTGAATAATCTTTTGGATCTGATAGTGTTACTGTTACTGATAATTTTCTAATCTTACCATGTGATGGATCGTTAGGTTGTTGTCTTATATATGGTCTATCCCAACTATCACAATGCCAGTCATAGTATTGACCTTTTTTATATTTTGTAAACTGACAAGACTCAGAAAAATCCCATTCAAAATTCCAACCAGCGCTTTGATTTGCTTGATGTACATAAGGTTGAATTTCTTTGTAAATCCACCTATCATTCATCCAAACAATATTGGAATCTCGTTTTGTTTTTAAATCTTTTATTTCTTTTTGATTTAATTTTCTATTACCATAACCACCGGTAACTGCCATTTGATCCTGTAATTGTTGCCCATATTTAACAATGTCATCACAAATACGAGAAGGCACTGCTGATTGAAAGTACCAATAATAATTTGTTAAATTCATATTCTTTCTTTTACCACCATAAAAACAATATATCTATTTTTATGAAATTGTCAATGTTCCTGATACAGTAAATCTAGCTACCTTATCATTAGCTGGACCTACACAAGCACTTAATGTATTTGTTCCTGGTGCAACGCTTGCACATGTTGATCCTGGGAATCTTACTACCACAATACCAGATCCACCATTTCCTCCTGTTCTTGGATTAGGTGATCCTGGTGCAGGAGTATTTCCAGATCCTCCACCACCACCGCCAGTGTTAGCCGTTCCTGAAGGAGCAGTATTTCCTCCTGTTCCACATCCTCCACCACCTGCTCCACCTGAACCTGCGGTTCCACAACCAACTCTAAAATTAGATCCACCACCACCACCTGCATACGTTACAGCTGATCCTGTAATTGCATTTGGTGCTCCAGCCCCACCATTACCACCATTATTGGAAGGTTGGCTATTTCCACTTGCTGCTCCACCAGCAGCTGTGGCTCCACCACCTCCACCACCAGACCAAGTTCCACATGGTCCATTAGGTCCACCATTATTTCCTTGAGGTGGATCTGTAGGAGGTGTGTTACCACTTCCTCCTGATCTTTGTGTAAAGTCTACTCCATCAGCTCCACCACCAGAACCTCCTGGTCCACCATCATTTGGATTAGTTCCATTATTACCACCACTACCTCCACCTGCAGATGTTATGGTTGAAAATATTGAATTACTTCCAGCAGAGGCATCTGGAGAACTATCTGCTGCACCTGATCCACCAGCACCAACAGTAATAGTGTATGGCCCTGGAGTTATAAATAAATTACTTGCTTGTAAAGGAGAAGGCCCATATCCTGAAGACCTATAACCTCCAGCACCTCCACCACCACCTCTATCTTTACCTCCACCTCCACCGCCAGCTACAACTAAAAAGTCTACTGGAGTGACATCAGGATCACCATCTGCAATAGTTAGTGTTCCTGATCCTGTGAATTTTGCTATTTGGTCAAATCCTGAAGGTGAACATGAATTAGGTGTGAATGAAATACAACTTACACATCCAGGACTAGCACTGAGTGTAACTCCTACTCCACAAGTTCTCGCAACCACGATACCTGAACCGCCTGCTGCACCTGGCACTGCTGGTTGAGGATGATTTCCTGATCCACCTGCTCCACCACCTGTGTTAGCAGTTCCAGCTCCTGCTGAAGTAGTTCCATGATTACTTCCTGCTCCACCACCGCCTGCTCCACCAGATCCTCCACATCCATCATTAAATCCTCCACCGCCACCACCACCAGCGTATGTTGTAGCTGATCCTAAAATTGCGTTAGGTGCTCCTGCACCTCCATTTCCACCTGTTGGGCCAGAACCTCTTGATCCTGAAGCAGTTGCTCCACCACCGCCAGCTCCTGCAAATTCAGTTGCTTCTGCACCAGAATTACCTTGAGGTGGGTCTGTAGGAGGTGTGTTACCTGAACCTCCAGTACCTGATCCACTTCTATTACCACCTCCACCACCAGATCCCCCTGATCCACCAACTCTACAACTTGCAGGATCTAAACTACCACCACCTCCACCGCCTGCAGATGTTATTGTTGAAAAAACTGAATCGTTACCAGCACCACCACGAGAACACTTAGGAGTAGCAGATCCACCAGCTCCTACTGTTACTGAATAACTTCCTAAACTTAATTCTAATGCTGATCCTTGAAGAGGACTTGGCCCATAACCTGATGCACGATATCCTCCTGCACCTCCTCCACCTGATCCAGAACTATTTGCAGCTGTTGCTGAAGATCCGCCACCACCAGCAACTACCATATAATCTATGTTTGCTGTACGTTTAGGCCATATTCCTTGTTCTATTTTACTTTTTTGACTTCTTAAATTCCATACACCACTTGCTTTACTTAATTCTTTTACTATAACTATTCCTGAACCACCTGCTCCTGAGTTTGCACCTGGTGCACCAGAACCACCTCCGCCACCGCCAGTATTTGTAGATCCAGCTGTACCATTACCGCTACCTGGGCCACCAGCACCACCTCCGCCTGGGCCACCAGCTCCATTTGTAGCAGAAGCAGATCCTCCACCTCCACCGCCTCCAGCGTAAGTTACACAACTCCCTGTAATATTGTTTGTTGTTCCACTACCACCAGGCCCTGATTGACTAGGATTACCGCCATCAGTTCCCGCTGAACCAGATCCTCCACCACCTGCAGAGACTACATCTGGTGCTCCACCACCACCATAGTCACCTCCTGGGTTTCCTTCTGGTGGACTAAAACTTCCAGCATTTCCTGATCCAGCAGTAGCTGAAGTAGTTCCACCACCTGTGCCTCCACCTGAACCTCCTGGTCCAGCTGATTGTCCACTAGTTGATCTTCCACCACCTCCACCACCTGTAGAAGATTGACAAAAAGCAGAAGAGGTATTTCCAGAATTACCATCTGCATCAGTAGGTCCAGATCTTGATGCACCCCCAGCTCCAACTACAATTGGGTATGCAGTATTTCCACATAATGTATTAATTTCTAAACATCTATAACCACCAGCACCTCCACCACCTGCTGCATTATGTGAAGGAGTAACAGCTGCTCCACTGCCTCCACCTGCAACAATTAAAGTTTGTGCAATTCTAGTTCCTGGTTGAGTAGTTATGTTTCCTGATGATGTTTTAGATGTAACAGTACACTTCCCAAAAGAAGTTACGTTTCTTTTACCGATTATACCGCCATTGGTTCTTGGCATTTAGTGTCTCCTATTCGGACACCCAAGCTGTGCCATTCCAATTATATTTGGTAGGTGTTTCCGATGTATCGTTTGATTTAGTTGCTTCCCAACCTGTGTCATTATCAGCTTTATACTTAGTCTCATTCCAGCTAATTCTGTAATACCATTCTGGTGTTTCTTGACCATCATCAGTTACTGATGGGTATGTAATTGGTGCTTGCCAATCATCACTGCTATCTAAAGACCAAGATGCATAAGGTTGTGGTGTAATAAATTTATTCTTGGATGCATCATATCTATAACCAATACCTGCGTATTGTTTTCTAAAATTATTATTGTAAGATGTTTGTTTCCAACTTCCACCTTTAAAAAAATTCGCACACCATGTTTCTCCATCAACATGCATGTCATTATCTCCTAGTGTTCCACCATTTGCAGGAATGTCATTTCCTACAACTACCACTCTTTTTACAATTTGATGTGTGTCAGACGTAAAACCTGTTGGATCTGTTTTTGATTCTAATTCTGCAAAATGTGCCATTTTATTTTCTCCTTAAAATTTAATTTATATTTTATGCCTCTCCAATTGTCAACGTTCCTGATGCAGTAAATTTAGCTATTTTATCACCACCTGGATGAGTAGATAATGTTCTAGCACAACAGGGTGATCCTGCTAATACAAAACAACTAGGCACTCTAACTACTACAATACCTGAACCACCTGCTCCACCAGCTCCTGGGGCTCCACCGCCACCTCCACCGCCAGTATTAGTGGTTCCTGCTGTACCTCCTGGACTTCCTGCATTACCTCCACCACCAGCTCCACCACATCCATGAGGATTACCTGGTTGATTACCTGCCCTTGTTCCACCACCACCGCCAGCGTATGTTGTTGATGGCCCTAAAATATTGTTTGGTGCACCTGCACCTCCATTACCACCAGAAGACGTAGTTCCATCTGAACCAGCGGCAGTAGCTCCTCCACCTCCACCTGATCCATAAACTCCACCTCCAGTTGTACCATCTCCACCATCATTACCTTGAGGTGGACTTACAGGAGGTGTGTTACCTGATCCACCAGAAGCACAATAAGTTCCACCACCACCTGAACCTCCTGGTAAACCATCTGTTGGAGATGATTGGTTAGTACCTCCTCCACCACCAGCAGTTGATGTTATTGTTCCAAATATGGAGTCATTTCCTGAACCTCCTCTTGAAGAAGCTCCACCACCTTCTGCTGCACCTGCTGTACCACCAGCTCCAACTGTAATTGTATAACTTCCTAAACTTAATTCTTGTGCTGATCCTTGTAATGGACTTGGGCCATAGCCTGATGCACGATAACCTCCTGCACCTCCACCACCAGAACTACCTCCAGCTCCTCCTCCTCCACCAGCAACTACCAAGTAATCTACTGATGCTGTTCTTGTTATCCATTCTGAATTCTTTACTTTATCGAAATGTTCGTTTATTGTCCATCTACCTGATGCACAAGCTGGTACACCTGGTTCATGAATAATAACTGCTCCAGCTCCACCATTTCCTCCTGCACTTCCACCACCACTACCAGATCCAGCTGGACCATTTCCTGCAACACCAATTCTACCAAAACCAGTCTTAACAGCACAGCATGATGGTTGTAAACTTGCTGCTGACGCACCTCCAGCATAATAAACTGTTGTAGAGCCATCCGCTAAATTATAACCTGCTCCTGCTCCACCAATACCAAAAGTACCTGGGGGAAAAGGAGAACCAGTAGGAGCTGCAGGATAACCTACTTGTGAAGCTCCTCCACCACCTGCCTCTGGTGATGGACCACTAACTGGTTTTGCTCCTCCAGCATTTCCTTGACCACAAGTAGCAGAACCTCCTGATCCTGAACCAGGGTTTCCTCCACTTGAACCACCTCCAGATCCTCCTGGACCTCCAGGTGATACGCCACTACTTCCACCTCCACCATATCCACCTCCTACTAAAGTATAGGGTGTAGATTCAATTGTTAAAGTTGTATTTGAACCTTTTGCTCCATTACCAGGACTACCTGCTCCTGCTCCACCGCCACCAATTGTTATTGGTATTGTTGAACCTCCTGTAACACAAAGAGATGTTCCATTTCTAGCTTTTCCTGTAGCCTCTGGTGCAGTAGCTGCATTTGCAACTGGACCATAATAAAGCATACCACCTGCACCACCTCCACCAGCAGCGTACAATCCCCCTCCACCACCTCCAGCAATCATGACAACTTCTATTTCAGAAGTAGTGGGTTGTAGAGTTACACATCCAGATGATGTTGTAGTTGTTCTAACCTCATCAATTGGTTGTCTAATTGTTTTTACAGGTCCTATAAATCCGCCATTTGCCATAGCCTATAGTACCTCCTACGCGTCGTCTAACAATTCATATGATACGAAATAACTTAAATCATTTGCAGCTGAAGCTGTAAAATATAATAAGTCTGTTTCATCTAAATAGATTGGGTTTTCTAAAAAACTTAATGTTGCATCTGCTGGCACAGATATTGTGTTTGCCAGTTTAACATAGTTAGATCCATTATCTACACTAACTTCAATTGTAATATCAGCAGCATTTGTTCCATCAATGTTTGCAACTAAGATTGTATTTATTTTTGCAACTTTATCTGCTGGAACATCAACTGCCTCTGTTCTATTTGTGTTTGCTAAGTTAGCAGTTGCATTTTTAGCATTAATTGTTGCTACATTTACTATATTTGGTGTTGCCATATTATTCTCCTTTTATCCGAATACAATCGCCATTGCAATAGCTTTTCCAACTGATGCAAAATTAGCATTAGCATTGATATATGTTGTTAATCTTGAAGCAGCCACTTTTCTGTTTGTGCCACCTGCTCCATTGTCTACTATAAATAAGTCAGCATCTACAAGGGCCTCTCCTATATCTGTGCCACCGTCGATATCTAAATTTGCTATAGAAAATCCACCAGCAGAGGCTCCAACAAGAGTTTTAAAGTCAGATGCAGGAATAGTTTTCATAGTTCCACCATCATTCACCACAACACCATCTGAATCAGCTATAGTTATAGAACTACCAACTGAAGTATCACCATCTAATAAATTTAGTTCAGATGCTGTGGACGTAACACCATCTAATATATTTAATTCAGCAGCTGTGGACGTAACACCATCTAATATATTTAATTCAGCAGCTGTTGATGTAACCGCAGTGCCATTAATAGCTAATTTATCTGTCACTACATTAAATGTACCATTGTCTTCAATTCTAGCTACTTCTGTTCCATCTCTTTGTTGAAATATTAAATCTTTAGCATCAACAACTGGTCTAATAACTACATCACTTGATGAGTTAGATATTCTTAAAATTTCTGTGCCACCATCTAAGAAATTAAAAT